CTGCAGCCGAGGTAGCACTAGTTGCTGCAGCGGTTGCGCTGGCTGCTGCACTAGTAGCGGAGGTAGCAGCGGCTGTAGCACTGGCTGCGGCTGAGGTAGCCGAAGTAGATGCTGCTGTTGCTGAACCTAAAATGCTATCTACATAATCCTTTGGTGTAGCAGATGTTGCTGACATACCTGCACTAGATAGACCAGTAATGGTTGGGCTACCTGAGATAGTAGGGCTAGTTAAAGTCTTGTTAGTTAAAGTTTGAGAAGCATCTGCAATTACAACAGTACCAGTTGTATTAGGTAAAGTAATTGTATTATCTTGAGTAGGGTCTGTTACTGTAAGGGTAGTTTCAAAAGCATCTGCAGTAGCACCTTCAAATATAATAGAGGTAAACTCTGCCCCAGCACCAGAAGTAATTGTTGGGTTAGTAATTGTAGGAGATGTTAAAGTTTTATTTGTAAGGGTTTGTGCCTTAAGGGTACCTACTACATTACCTTCATCTGAAGCAATACCGTGTAGGTCGTGGGTAGCAGTTCCATCATTATAAGCAGCCGTTGCTTCAATATGTAGGTTGGCCTCACGATAGTCACGGCCAATAGCCATATGCCTAACTACTGCACCAGCAGAGTGAGCCTGACCTACACCACTAACCTCAATACCACGGACTATGGTTAAGGTATTAGTTGATACCGCACTGACATCTACAATTTCTTCAAGGGCTGTATCTGGGTCAATTACTACTGTAAATCTTTCGGTTCCAGTTACTGTTGCACCACCTAGTAGTGATGTACCAGAACCAACAACCATAGTAACAGCACCAGCAGTAATGGCTGATGTTAATGTAGTCTGTTGCGAACGGGATGAGTATTTGCGTGTTGTCATTTATGTTCCTATCGGCTGTAGTGAACTCGGGCTGGGTACTGTTGCTGTTGTGCTTTTGTTTCCTCGGCCAAGCGCTGTGTGTATAGAGCAAAGAGTTGTCGTGTTGCATTTCCAGATGAACCAAATGGACGCTTTGAATCTGTCTCATCTGCTTGTGGGCTAACCATTGCAGCACGGGCTGGGTCAAGATAGGTAAGTAATCTATATGCAGCACCAAGAATTACCACGTCTCTTACAGACTCAGGTAATCCAGTTGTTGTTGTAAATACATCTGAGTTAGTAGATAGTGCTGCTGGTTCAGTTGCATATACAACCTTTACAGTTCTACCAGGAGTAATAATATCTCCAATGGTTACTGTTTGTGATGTAGCACCCCAAGTAGTAATCTCTGGTAGTGCATCAAAGTCAAATCTTTTAACACGAATCCATTCTTTAGATGGACCAATGCTTTCCCAGTGCATTGTTAATATGTTTCTAATATTTAAATTCTCTAATTCATAGGTACTAACTGCTGCATTATATGTAAAGGTTGTCTGTTTAACTGCAAAGATAGATGAGCCTAATGCTCGAACTGTGTCATTGATGGCACGCTTTACTACGTAGCGTGGGAAGGTTGGGCTAATAATAACCCTGCTTCCAGCAGCAGCGGTAGATGGTGTGGTACCTAGATAGCCACGACCATACGGGGATATAGTTGCCGTACTAGCAATACGGTCAAATGAATCAACCCATAATAATTCTTCACCAATTTCAATAGTACCTTTACCAAGGTCTGTACTTGCAAGTTGTAAAATTGTAGGGCTAGCAATGGTAGATGTTGTAGTGGCTAATGTTGCAGTAAGATGTGTAGATTTATCCTGCTGTAGGGTATAGCCAGCAAGGTTAATAAGAACTTCATCAACCATATTATTTAGAGTAGACACTATAATTTACCTTATCTGTACTTAGATGTTTTTTTGGCTATTGGTTTTGGTTGCTTAACAAATTGTTTGCCCTTTTTATTACCCGCAGCCTTAGCCTTATTGGTTGCAGCCTTTTCGGCAGGACTTAATGCAGCCCACGCTTTCTCAGGTAGATATCTTTTCTTGCCCTTAGATGGTTTACCGTCAGAAGTTTTCCACTTCTGTGCAGTCCAATCCTTTAAAGACTTTTGAGATTTAGCAAGTGCCATTACTTATATCCTCCGCCAGCCTTCTTGTATTGCACAGCAAGTAATTGTGCCTTACGTGCTGACCATTCCCCTGGGTCTCCACCCTTAGAACCAGCCTTAATCTTCTTAAACAATGCTGCTCTCATACTAGGCTTTGTATAGTTACCAGCCTCATTAACTTTAGATTTAGTTTTCTTCTTCATCTGCAACTACAATCCCAAGCACGAAGTGATTTATTAATTCTAGAATTTGGGTCCTTTGCTGTTTTGGCAGAGGTTAACTTAGCCTTCATACCGCACATACGACCACAAAAAGACTTACGTCTAGCAGCAGACTTAGGTGACCTCTTGGCTTCACCAGCCTTAACTGGTGCCTTAAGGTTCATGCCTTGTGCTCTAGCAGATGCCCTACCTTTGGCGTTCAAACCACCTTGAGGGTTCTTACCTTCTTTGCGTGTCCACGCTGGACTCTTTGCCATACTCCCCATACCTTCCAAGAACAGACCTAATGATTCCGTTTTTACCCATACGAACCACTAGGCCGTCTTTAATTTGAACTGGATTAAAACCATCATGGCGTTTGTAACTACCAGATGATGCCATTATTTTTTCTTACCTTTAACCTTTAATAAGTTAGGATTCTTTTTCTTAGCAGCACTACTTGCTTTCCTCGCACCCGCAGCCAAGATAGCGCCAGCACCTGCCATAGATATTCCTTGCTTCTTCGCAATCTGTTTCTGGGCTGCTTTGAAACCCATTCCCTTTTTGGCTTTCATTATCTACCTCTACGTCCAGGTGGTGAGATTTTAGTTTCGGGTATAAAGAGTCCTGGATACTTATCTTCAATCGCTTTTTTAGCAGCAGCCTCCGCTGCAACCATATCTTTAGGAGATATTGATTTTTGATATGCATCAATTGCTGCCTTGCCTTTCAATACAGTAGGCTTAGGTTTTGGTTTTTTATTTGGCATTGCCATATTACTTCTTCTTACCCATTTTCTTCATGGTCATCTTCTTCATAACCATCTTCTTATCTGACTTCTTGGCTGCTTTCTTAGCCATAGCCTTGCCCTTCATTGTGTAAGGGAACTTCTTTCCGTCTACCATTGGCATATTATGCTCCTAGTTCGTTGATTGTTTTAGCGGTTTTTTTATCTATGTGTTTAGCATTTGGGTCCTTCTCAGCATTGTAAGCCCTACCCAAATTCTCTGATGCTTTCTCTGCAGCAACTATCTTATTCATAGTAGTTCCTGCTGGTTGAATACCCTGTCTACGAGCATTCCTATAGGCTTCTAGTTCGCCTTCCCATTTACGCATTGGCATAGATGCTCTGCCATTGGCATCACCTGTGCTCAATTGTAATCCTTTAGCCTTACATCCAAAGCAAGGATTAGCATCACAGTTGCTATGGTCTGCTTGAAAAACTTCTTCTTTAGTTATAAACGGTTTAGGTGATGTAGCATCACACTCAGTACATCCATATAAGGATACATACTGATTCATCTGACCATCTTTTAATTCATATGCCCAATCAAGAACCTTACTCTTGTGGTCGCATTCCATACTGCCCCCTATTGTGCTGTGAAGTTAGCCTCTGTAACTCCAACATTGCCTGCAATTAATCTTGTCTTGGTATCTTCGTCAACTATATGACGGCTGCCGCCAAGGTAAACCTCTTGGTAATTCTGTAAATCTTCATCTACTAAGTAGCGTACTTGCTTATATACACCATTATCACGAATAATAGTTATCCCACGATTTAACTTATAAAAGTAAAACAAGCGGTGTCCACCCGCTGGACCTTCTCTAACTATTGGTGTATCAAAAACATATGTAGTCATTTAAGTCCTTTATTAAGAGAGGGGCAGGGCGTAAACCCCACCCCTCATTGCTACTAAAGAGCAGCGATTGATGAACCTGATTCGATTCGATACAGTGCTTCTTCACGGTAGCGAGCAAAGCCAAGAACGCCATACCAACCCATTGGGCGATGACGCATTAACTTGTCAACTACTGGTCCGATAACTACATGTGGCTCTTCAGCAACGGCTTGTGCCATTGCTTGCTGGCCTGCAATAATTGTACGGAATACACGAGTTACAGGAGTTACGGTTACAACTGTTGTCGCTGTAACTGCAGCAGTGTTTGCTGTGTCTACAGTGAATGTTGTTGTTGAACCTGATGTTGAAATTGCGGTGATTTTTGCACCTGAAGCAACACCTGTTCCTGAAATCTTGTCTCCAACCTCAGCACGGCTAGCAATTACTGCAGAAGAAGCAACGCCGAATGTAAATCCTGCTGATGTTCCTGCTACTGTTACTGCTGTTGTTGCTAATGTTGATTGGTCAGCACCATCCTTGGCTGAGTAAAGACGTGGTGATTCAATATAGAATGCACCTTCGTAGTTACCAATTTCTCCAGCCCAGATGCGGTCCTGTGAAGAACCGTATTGGTTAGGAAGTAGCCAGCCTTGGCCAGATGATGACTCTGCACGTAGGTCATGGGATACCTCTGGGTGGATACCAGCCCAGTATAGTGAACCCTTACGTGCTACAGCCTTAGCAGAACGTAACTTAGCGATAGCCCTACGGATATCTGCTGAGTCAATTGTTGCTGCTGCTGTAACTGTTACTGTAGATGTTGCTGTAGCACCTGAGAAAATCTTGTTATCTCCGCCACGCAATGTTTCCATTGCTACTGCATCGATAGAATCTGCTAGGTTGTAAGCAATAATGTTTGCGATTGCTGGGTCTACATCAGCAAGGCTGAATAGTTCCAACGCACGTGTTACCAACACTGAGTTACCATACTCGTTAAGAGTAATA